GAGTGATGGAGCGCAACCGTGAGGCGCTGGAATCCCTCAACAAGGACACCGCGAAATTCCGCCGCACACAACTTCTGCAAGGTCTCGGAGAACTCGACGCGATCCTCTCGGTTTTCCCGCCGGACATCCGTGGTCGCGTGGGCGGATACACCAAGCTGGCGAACATCGCGCCAATGGATGTCTTCAAGGATGGCGAAAAGGTCAGCGAGGTCAGCGGAATGAACGGCGCTCTTATCTCCGCATGGATGCGCCAAGGCATGAGCATCGGGCAGGCCGGTCAGCAAACCGAACTCCCGCCCGGATACACGACCAAAGAAAACCTTGCCACGGCCCGCGCCGACCGGGCGCTTGCTGACTTTTTCAAACAACGCATCGGGATGATCGACCGCGAAGTCGAAAAATCACTCCGCAAGGAATACGACGAGGCATTCCGAAAACTTCTCGACCGCACAAAGCCGAAGAAGTCCGCGCCCGGAGAAAAGCCAAAAGGCATCGGAGCCGACATCCAAGACCTATTCACCGTGGTCCGCAGCGCCGTGGACATGGATGCCGTCTCGGTCGCCGCCCACATCGCCGGATTGGATGCCAAGATTGCCAGCGGAGAACTCACCGCCGAGCAGGAAGCCCGGGCGCAGGTCGAAGCCGCGCTTGTTGCATTGGTCGGAGATTGGCGCAATGCCGATGCGGATCGCCGCAAATCGGCGCTGGATGAGGCGACAAGGATTTGGGAGGGCGCTTATGCGGCACACGCACAAAAAGTGATCCAACTCCGCGAGCAACGCGAGGTCGCCCGGTTGGAGGCGATCCAAGCCACCGGCAAGGCCGGTCAACTTGCTGGTAGAAAATCCAAGGCGATTGCCGACTCGGGACTCAAAGGAAGCTGGAAGGACTACATTCTCAACCTGCTTAATTTTGACCAAGTCACAGGCATTCTTTTTGGAGAAAATAGCAAAACAGCAAACACCCTCATCGACCGCCAGAGGGCCACAGAGAACGCCAAAGAGGACGGGCAGCAGGCAAAGATGCAGGCGCTGGAAGGATTCTTCACCGACCTCGCCGGGGGAAACCTACTTGCGGGCGAGCAACTCCGATACAACCTGGCTCAACCCAGCATGGAGGTGCAGGGAATCAAATTGTCAGAACTGGAAGGTCTATCCGCCGTGATGATGTGGGAGCAAGAGGATGGGCGCAGGCACATGACCGGCGAACTCGATGAGACCGGAAAGCCCTCCGGGTCGTGGCACTACGATCAAGATTTTGTGGACGAGATCATCGCGAACCTCTCGCCCGAGGCGCTGCAATTGCGGGATTGGTTGCTCAAGCAATACGCCGACGAATACGGCAACATCAACGCCGTCTATGCCGAACTCAACGGAGTCAACCTCCCGCAGATTCGCAACTACTCGCCGGTCACGGTTCAACCGATCTCCGCGCCAACCGGACAGGTTCTTGATCCGGTGAGCGGATCGGCCATGTCTGGTGCCAGCACATCCCCGGGGGCGCTACGCACTCGCGGAACCGCCATCGCGGAACCTCGCTTCGCCGATGTCCTGCAAACCTACATTTCGCACACACTCCAGATGGAGCATTGGAAAGCCTTTGCCCCATTCATCGCCGAGGTCAATGGAGTCTTGCGGAATCGCGATGTGCAGAATTCGGTCGAGGAAAAAGGCGGGGCCGAGGCGCGGAAGATTCTCAACGCATGGCTCGACTACTTCGCGCAGGGTGGCACTCGCGATGCCGGGGCGCATCTGGCGCTCAACCAAGGCATCAGCAATGTGCTTGGTCGTGTCCAGCAAGTTGCGCTGATCGGTCGCGCATCGACTTTGCTAGTGCAATCCACTCAACTTGGAGCCGCGCTCGCAGAGATGCCGCTCAAGGCATACCTCAAGCGCATGGGAAAACTGCTGACAGGGCAACTCGGGTGGGACGCTGCGCTCAACTCGCCATACATCCAGCGCCGGATCGCGCAGATGCCGCCGGTCGTGCAGATGGCCATGCAGGGACTCAAGGGCGCGAAGCCCACCGCAATCCAGCAAGCAGGCAAGCGCCTTGGCAATCTGCTCTCCGGGGCGGACGGGTTATTCACCGCAGGCACCTACGCAATCACCTACGACTACCACCTCACCAAAGCGCAGGAACTCGGACTGACCGGCGCGGAAGCGGAGGCATACGCCCGCAACATCGCCGAAAGAGTCACCGACCGGATTGCCCAGCCAACACGACCGGGGGCGCGGAGTCTCTACGAGAACACATCCACCAACCCTCTGGCCCGCGCCGGATGGGCGTTTGCCTCGGAAGCTCGCAAAAACCTTGCGCTGGTCGCCTATTCTTTTGCCGAACGACCGCTGGCAACAAGGCTGCGGACGCTCGCCTATGTCGTGGCACTCAACTCCATTGCATCCTCTATCCTGCGATCCATCTGGCGAGACATCCTCGATGACGAAGACGACGAACTCTTCGATGATAAATACTGGTCTCCAAAGCGCATCTCCCTAGCAGTCGCTACCGAACCTTTTTATGGGTTTCCGGTCCTCGGATCGACCGCGCAGAATGCTATCTACAAAGCATTCGGAGAATACAAACCAACCGGATCGATGTTCGATGTGGATCGCGCAATCAACCCTGTAAAGCGCATCCCCGAATACTTGTCCGGCGATTTTGAAATGAGAGATGTCATGCGAGACATCGACATGATCGTCTCTGCGATGGGCATTGCTCACCCAAACATCGCAGCCGCAGCCTCAATCACTCACCTTGCAAAAGACCTATTTGACCTCGGCGACTCTGCCGTCGATGCGGTCACCGAGGACTGATTTTTGACTACAGAGTTTTGACTGATACCATCTAACCATGAAAAACCTCATCACCTACATATTAAACAGGGCGCAGGAGCAAAGTTCTTGGAGGGGCTTGATTTTAATTTTGACCGCCTGCGGTTTGCGTCTGGAACCCCAACTTCAAGAGGGAATCTTGGCGGTTGGTTTGTCGGCAGTTGGGTTGATCAATCTGCTTCGCAAAGAAAAATGACCCCGGGCCGGATCGCCGCAGGGATGATCATGCTGGGCTGGATTTTCCTCGCCCTCGCATTCTTGACCTCCTGCGTGAGCATCCCGGTCCCGCCATTCGGCGACCGAGTCGGCGAGATGGGCAACCTGCAACTCAGCGTGTCGGTGAAATACATGCCGGTGCAAAACCCCGATCTCCCGAAAGACGACAACCTGTCCTATGCCTGGTCGAAATTCGGCGAGGCAAAAGCCCTCAAAGACAAATGACCAAGCTCCTCGCCGAAATCGCAGCCTCACAAATCGGAGTCCGCGAGATCGGCGGCAACAACAACGGATCGCAAATCCGCGACTACCAGCGGGCGACCGACCTCAAGCCCGCATCGTGGCCATGGTGTGCAGCCTTTGTTGATTGGTGCATCCGAGAGTGGCTCCACGCCCCCGGCGTCACCGAGTGGCTCAACCTCCAATCCTCCACGCCCGAGGAATGGCGACCAAAGACCGCCCTCGCCTACGGATTCCTCGGCTGGGCGAAGGCTCGCCCCAAGACCTCGGTCATCCTCCACGACCGAGACCTCGCCCAACCCGGCGACATCGTCGTCTTCGACTTCTCGCATGTCGGAATCGTGGAGAGCGACTCCGGTTACCAGATCGTGACCATCGAGGGAAACACCAATGGCCGAGGCGACCGCGACTCCGAGTCCGGTGACGGCGTCTGGCGCAAAGCCCGCCAAAAAACCATCGCTCGGAATTTCATCCGCATCCGCCCTGTCTTGGCACTTTCTGGCACTGCGCCTGTAAATCGTTCGTAGTCAGTAGCCGTTTCTCGACTCGAAATCGAACGCAGGGCAACCTGCCGTGGGTTCAAATCCCACCCCTTCCGCTCCTCCAGTAAAGCCTCTGGAGCCTTTTCCCAAGCGGGTCTACAGACCTCCCTCATCTTTTGCTTCGTGTTTTTTTCTGTTGCGTGGTTTTGCTTTTGAGGGGATGTTTTTGGCACTAGTTGGCACTGACTGCCAAAACACCAACCAACAGAATGAAACACAATCCCTATGCGGTGCGGTTTGAAGATTCGCGAAATCGATGGGTGCTGGATTTGAAGGCGTCCCATTTCGGGGATCGGAAACGGATGTTTTTTGAGACGGAGTTGGAGGCGCATTCGGAGGGGGCGCGGTTGGTGGATGTTTTGCGGGAGAAGGGTCGCGAAGGAGTGAGGAGCGAGGAGGGCGGGATGTCGGTGGCGGTGGCGACACGAATGTTCACGGCGGAGAACGCGACCAAATCGAAATCGCATTTCGCGAAGGTCGAGATGTTGTGCCGGGAACTGAACTCGAAATGGTCGGGTCCGTTGTCTGCCATTGAGCCGGTGGCGCTGACGAGGTGGATCAACCAGACTTCGGATTCACCGACGACTAGGGCGATGTGGTTTCGCTATGCACGAATGTTTTTCCGCTGGGCTGCACGAATGAGGTTCATCGAGCGGTCGCCGGTCGAGGGGATGCGGAGTCCGAAGGCGACCCCGGCGCGAAACATTCTGACTCCCGCGCAAATGAAGGAATTGCTGAAAGCTCCGATGCCGGACGAGATTCGGGCGTTGCTCTTGCTTGGCGGGTTCGCGGGCCTGCGGACCATCGAGGTGGCGCGGATGAATTGGGAGGATGTGGATTTCAAATCGAAGCAAATCCATATTCGGCCCGAGGTCTCCAAGCAAACCACCGGGATGCTGGAGCGGGTCGTGGACATGACGGAGCCGCTGGTGAAGCGGCGTGAGTTTTTCAAAGGGAAGAACGGGGTGATCGTGAAAGGATCGCTGGAGGCGTTGCATGAGGCTCGGCGGCGAGTGGCGCTAAGGCTGGGCTGGGAGGGCTGGCCAGAGAATGCGCTGCGGCATTCGTTCGCGACCTATCACCTCGGTCGCTGCGGGAATGCTGGTTTGACCGCCTACCAGATGGGTCACACTTCGCCTGCGATGGTGCAGCGGGTCTATGCGGTTCCCGCCGTTCGGGCCGATTGGAAGGCGTTCTGGAGGATTTGACCTATGCCCTACGCCAACAAAAAAACGCAGCGGAAATTCATGGCGAAGCAATATGCGGATCGCTACCGAACGGACGAAAAATTCAAGGAGGCGGAGAAGGATCGCAAAGCGGATTGGTATCAACGGAACCGCGAGAAGGTGATTGCGCGGGTAATGGAGAACAAGGCAAAGAAGGTGAGGAAATGAGCAAGTCGAACTGGGTGGACAGATTTTGTGACTTGCTGGCAGACATCGAGGGCAGGCAAAAAGGGGCCGCGAGAGATGGCAGGAAAATGGCTGCGCTTGGATGGAAATTTATGTGGGTGCTAATCTTTTCTCCGCTTGGCTTGCTGCTTGTTTGGTGGGTTGTATCAATTGAAAGGTGATAGCAGACAAAACCAGCATTCATGCGGGTTGGCGGTCGGGTGGATGGTTTTTATTTGGGTCGCCGGTTAAGTCCCCTCGCCTGCGGAGCGTCTGTTTAAGCGGGTCAAAATTTATTTTGGCCTGCGGAGCCTTTGCCAATGCGGTTGTCAAGGGTTTTTATTGGGTAGGGTTTCACCTTATTGGAAAAAAATAAAAAAAATGCTTGGCGGGTGGTTATACACCTGCAACATTCTAGCGTTATGCCAAGCAAGCGAGCCAAAGATAAAAAGCAAATTGCCGTCTGGTTGACGGCGGAAGAGAAAGCGCTTTTGGTCAAATTGGCAAAGGCTCGCGGGATGTCGATGTCCGACCTCTTGAAAGAAAAAATCTATGAGCATAACAAAAACAAAAAGTAACCTCGTATCAATTGGCCTCTATTTGGAGGCTGATGAAGTGGAGACGCTGCGGGCAGCGGCAAAGAAAGATGGGCGTTCCCTGTCATCATATGTCCGCCGCCTTTTTTTTGCCGGTGGGTGTATAACCACCCCCGCCAATAAGGCGCAGAAAACTCTCACAAAGAAAGCGAGGAAGGCGGCGTGAGCGCGAACCTTCTTATGACGGTGGAGGAGGCGGCGTTACTGACCGGCTACGCTCCGTGGACGATTCGGCAGTTTTGCAACAAGGGGATGTTCACGGCTGAAAAGCCCCGTGGCGACCGTGGCGGGTGGCGCATCCTTCGGCCCTCGCTGGAGCAGTGGTGGGCAGACAAGCGCCGTGCATCGCTTAACACCAGGAGGGCTTCCTAATGGACACGATCCTTCGCTGCCTCGATTACGCTTTCGATTTCCTCTGGATGGTATCGCCGGTCGTCATCCTCGGGGTTTGTGCATGGAGGTTGGCCCGATGAGTGCAGGATTCGCCATCGCCCTCGCCATCCTCACGCTTGGGTCGTGCTTCGCCAGCTACCACTGCGGGCAGAGAAATATGTTTATCCGCATGCGCCGTTTCGAGGAACGCCGCAAACGCTGGGCGGAATGGGAAGATTTCGAGGACTAAACATCCTCACCACAAGAAAGCGCCCCGAAGGACGGCAATCCAACGGGGCAAAGTTAAACCACAAGAAAAGCAGTAATAACTAAAATGAGTAATAATACACAACTAGCACAAGTCAACATTCCGTTATCGGAAATGCAGGAGATGGCGAAGATCGGCGTTGAGTCGAATTTCTTCGGAATCAAAAAGCCAACCGAGGCGCTCGCTTTGATGCTGATCGCGCAATCGGAGGGAAAGCATCCCGCCACGGTATTCAGCCAATACCATGTGATCCAAGGTCGCCCCGCATTAAAGAGCGATGCAATGCTCGCTCGGTTCCAGCAGGCCGGTGGAAAGGTCGAGTGGCACACGCACACTAACGAAAAGGTGAGCGCGACATTCATCCATCCGCAGGGTGGTTCTTTGACCGTGGATTGGGACATGCAACGAGCCAAGGAGGCGGGGTTGACTGGCAAGGACAACTACAAGAAGTTTCCCCGTCAGATGCTGCGGGCGCGGGTGATCAGCGAGGCCGTCCGTGCGGTTTACCCCGGAGTCCTTCAAGGCATGTATACCCCAGAGGAAGTCGGTGAGTTTGACTCCCCTCGCCCAACACGCTCGGTGAAGGTGGAGGTCGCACCAGAGCCGGTGGCAGAAGCACCGAAGCTCATCGAGGTCGAGGCCGTGGCGGTTTCGGCTGATACCGAGGCAATTCCATCGGAAACCCCAAATTGGGCGGACGAATTGGAAAAGCGCATTTTCGAGCATGAGCCGAAGGTGAATGCGTTCCTGCGGGCCAAAGGCCAGATCACCGAGGGCCAGACCTTCCGCGACATCTCGGACGAGGGCTACCGCAACCGAGTGCTGTCGAACACGCCACGATTCATCGAGGCCGTATTGAAGGAGGTCGCATAATGAGCGCGACGATTCGACACTCTGCTCTCGACAAGCTCGACCTCTGTCCGTGCTTTGAATCCAACCCCGTCTCCGGTCCTGCGGCGGAGCGTGGGACTCGGATGGACTTGGCCTTCCGGGGTCTTCTCATGGGGGAGCGCCAGCCGTTCCTTTCGCTCTCCGACGACGAGCAGGACTCGGTGTTGTGGGCGGTCACAACGGCCAAGGAATTGGCAATGGGGCATGAGATCGTCGCCGACGAGGCGCTTCTCAAGGTGACCACGCCGCACCTTGACCATGTCGGCACCGAGGATGCGCGGGTGGAGGCGCTTGCCAAGAGCATGGACCTCAAGTCGGGCCAATTACGCTCGTATCACAAGCAGCAGAGTGCCTATGCCCTCGGCAACATGGCTCGGACCTTCGCGACCGAGTGGGAGTGCGTGTTGCTATTCTGCGACCAGCGCGAGGTCGTCCACTATACCTACACCTTTGAAGAGGCGGAGGCATGGGTGAAGGGGATCGTGGCCTCGGCGACCGATCCGAACCGCCAGCCCTGCGCGAATGAGTATTGCGGCTGGTGCCTCAAAAAAGACAGATGCTCACAGGTTGTCGAGCCGGTCGTTCAAACGCTGGCGACCGTGGAATCCTCGGTCTCGCTGGCCGATGTCCGGCAGGGGATTCTGGCCGACCCGGATCGGCTGGGGAAATTCCTCAAGGCGGCGTCGATCTTTGAGAAGGAACTCCTCAAGCCGATCAAGGATGCGGCGAAGGAACTCCTCGCGGCCAATGGCGAGGTGCCTGGTTGGAAACTCCAGCACCAAAGCGGGAGCGAATTTTTCGACCGGCTTGCTATCGTCTCGGCGGCGGTGGCTGGCAAGTCGGGCCTTGATGATCTCGTCGCGGCGATGGGTGGCGACATGGGTGGGAAGGCATTCCGCGAATGGCATGAAAAGATGCGAATGCCGGTTCGTGAGGAGAACGCGCAACGCAAGGCCGACATCGTGAAGCTCGTCGAGGACAAGCCGAAGAAAGCGAGGGCGGCGAAATGAGCGATCTCCAAACCGTCATGGACCTGTTTGAGACAACCCGTGAGGACTACCTCGCCGAGGCCCGACTCGCAGCGGAATCCCTCGCCAATCAGAGGGGCGTCATCACGGTCAACGATGTTCGCGAGATGTGTCCACCTCCTGCGAACATCGACCCGCGAGTGATGGGTGCGATCTTCAAGTCAAAAGCATGGCAGAAGGTGGGCTACATGTCTTCCTCCCGCGCTCACATGAGGCCAATCGCCATGTTTGAAAGGAAGGCATGAAATGAGGTGGCTCAATATCGAGATCGCGAACCTCCGCTCCCCGGCGTTTGTCGGGGCGGAGCCGGTCGAGCGGGCGACTTGGTTGTCCCTTCTCGCTTACTGCTCCGACCAAGAAAACGGCGGCGTCATTAAGGGATGCCGTGAGTGGAAAGACCGGCAATGGCAGATGACCTGCGGAGTGTTGGCAAGCGAGGTTTCCGCACAAGCGCAACTTTGGGAGTGGCGCGGGCGCGACCTACGCATTGCATTCTATCCGGTTGCGAAGGAAGCAGAGGTTCAAGCAAAACGCGAATTTGCTTCGCGTGGTGGTCGAGCAAGTGGTGAAGCACGCCGCGAAGCACAGCTTGAAGCTCAGCTTCAACCAGAAGGTCAAGCAGTTGCTTCACAGGATGGCGAAGCTGACCGCGAACGGAAAGGAAAGGAAAGGAATGTAATGGAAGGGAAAGGAAAGGAAGTAGGTCGCTCCGCTCCCCAAAGCAACGCCTACCTTCTCGATGAGGAGTTTTGGGCTGAGATGCGGCGGCACTACCCGGGCATCGATGTCGATGCGGAGTCCCGCAAGATGGATGCGTGGTTGCTGGCGCACCCCGGGCGTAAGAAGACCCGTCAGTTTGTCATCAACTGGCTGAACAAGGTGGAACCGGCGCTCGCGCCAGCCAAGGTCGAGGAGGTCGAGCAATGGTAGCCACGGTCCAATGCTGCGCGAGCGAGTCGTGCTACAACTCGGTGCAGGTTCCGGGCGGGGATTTGCTCCGGATTTTCCCGAACATCAAAATCCTGTGCGACGAGTGTGATCTCGAAAGGATTGAGAAGCTGAAGCAGGAGCAGGCCGCAGAGGAGCAGGAGAGGCGGCAGGAGGCGTTCAATGCTCTCTGCCCTCCACTCTACCGCGAAAGCGACCCCAAACGCATTCCAGCGGCATTTCTGCGCGAATCCGAGGCATGGCGGTTTAATCCGGTCGGCCTCGGTCTCGTCGGCCCAGCGGGCTGCGGGAAGACGCGGGCGGCTTGGATACTGCTGAAGCGGTTGCACTTTGAGAACTTGCGAGTCTTTGGCATCACCTCCACGGGGTTTGCGAAAGCCTGCGCCGACCAGTGGCACGACAACCCGCAGGCGAAGGCGCTCGCCGAGGACACGCTGACCCGCTGCCGCCGGACGAAGGTTCTCCTCCTCGATGACCTCGGCAAGCAGAAGATGACCGAGCGCAGCGAGTTGGAACTCTTCGACCTGCTGGAACACCGATCCTCCCACGAACTGCCCATCATCTGGACGGCCAACGCCGTCAAGGGCGACCTCAGAAAAATGCTCTCGTCCGACAGGGGCGAGCCGATCCTCCGGCGGTTATCGGAGTTTACGAAAATTATCAATACAGAAAAATGAAAAAGAAAAAAACAAGCGGAAGTATGAGGATTAGGCTGCCGGATCGAACTATTGCACACATAGATTTGACACAATTTTTTATTAAAGTCGCAAAATTAATGATTCAAAACAAAGCCACATGGCAAAAACGATTCATAAAAAATGGGGCAAAAAAAGAAGACCTACACAATTACACATTTAATGAAGCAATGGAAGAGATGTCACTCAATGAACAAGAAATATGTGATTATATTCAAATGATGAATTGGAATGATGTTAAGGAATTTATAAAAATAGAACGCAAGCCTTCATTGCGTGAATTATGGATAGAATGGAGAAAAGAATCTCTTTTTTGGACAGACGGAGATGTGGAGGAGTGGAACCCACCTGTTTTGTAAGCAGAAAAACAAAGTTTTGACTGATACCAATCCCAGAACAACAACAACCAAACACAATGACAACAACACACGAACTCGCAGACAAACAAAACCGCTATGTGACCGCCGAAGGCAAATATATCGCGAAAGTAAAAGCCCCCGGCAACGGGTGGCTTGGCACCACCAAGACCGGCACGGATTTCATTCGCGTCCCACTTCTCATCGATGACCCGGAGAGCGACCAGCACGGACGGGAAATCGTCTGGCAGGGTTGGTTGACCGAAAAGGCAACCAAGCGCACTTGTGACACGCTCGACCAGGCATTTGGCCGCGAGTGGGACATCAAAATGCTGGACGCTGGCAAGTCGCCGTTTCTCGGCCAGAAGTGCCGGATCACGGTCGAGGCCGAGGAATACAACGGCCAACTTCGCCACAAGATCAAATGGCTCAACCCGCTGGAATCCAAACCACGGGAAACCGAACCGCTCTCCAGCGACCGGCTGGCCACGCTCAACGAACGCCTCGCCGCCGCCCGCGCCTCCGATGACGAAATCTCCTTCTAAAGACTACCATCTCGAAGGGGTCCGAGACTTAGCCTGCAACATCATCTTGCAGGCGGTCGAGGACATCTGGAATCGCCAGAAATACAAATCCAAACACCAGCGGGCGATCATGGTGGAGGCTCGGCGGTCGGCTCGGCATTTTTTTAAGAACCGAGCGTTCAGCCAAGTCTGCTCCACGATGGATTTACCTGCGGACAAAATCAAAGACGCGGCATTCTACCCGGCGAAATACCCCGAGATCATCAAGATGCTACGGGAGCGAAAAAAACGATGAACTGGACCCATGAACAACTCAAGCAACTCGGCTACACCGAATCCAGCCCGGGAGTTTACTCTCACACTTCAACTGCGGGGATATCTCACCCCAAGTCTCAACCGGCTTCTCGGGCAGCATTGGTCGCTTCTGCAAAAAGAGAAAGTCCGCGCCAAGGCCGCACTACTCTCGTCATTACGAGATGCTCATGCTCGCTCCTCGACGCCGACAATTTCGCAGGCGGTTGCAAGCCTCTCATCGACCAGTTGCGCTATGCCAAACTCATCGAAGACGACGACCCGGAAACCATCGAAATCCTCTTCCGGCAAACCAAAGTTAAAACGAAGGCCGAAGAAATGACCCACATCGAAATAACAACCACAGGGGGAGTATGAGGGGGAGATTCCCAATACTTGTCAAGATCAATTTTGACTGATACCATCAACTCTATGAAATTGAACCCGAAACAAGAGGCGTTTTGCCAAGGGGTCGCGAGCGGATTGTCGCTCACCCAAGCCTACATCCGCGCCGGTTACTCCGAAAAGGGAGCCGGACAGGGAGGCGAGCGATTGTTGAAAAATGTTGAAATCAGCAAGCGAGTGGAGGAACTCCGTGCCAAATCCGAGGCGAAACTCACCTACAAACGCGAGACCTACCTCGAAACACTCCGCGAGCGGTTCATGGAAATGCCACCGGAATCGGCGACCTGCGCGAAGTATGGTGAGATGCTCGCGAAGGCGATGGGATGGAACGAACCCGAGAAGATCGAGGTCGCCGGGGCCATGGACATCAACATCCGCATCGGTGGCCATTAACATCGACATTATCCCGCGCCCCCAGTTGGCAAGCTACCTGCACCGCACACAACGCTGGTCGGTGATGGTTTTGCATCGCCGCGCCGGGAAGAGTTTCGTCTGCATCCAAGACCTCATCGCGAAGGCGCTTTCACACAAGCGCAGCGGACCACCTCTCCGATACGCTTATGTGGCTCCGACCCGCGAGCAGGCGAAAGACATCGCTTGGAAATACCTTGTCCAGTTCACCTCGCAAATCCCCGGCGTGGTGGTGAACAAGGCGGATTTGCAGATTACATTCCACAACGAGGCCACGATCCGGCTTTACTCGGGAGAAGCCTACGAGCGCCTGCGCGGAATCTACCTCGATGGCGTGGTCATGGACGAAGCAGCGGATCTCGATCCGGCGGCGTGGGACAATGTCATCCGGCCCACACTCACCGACTACCAAGGCTGGGCGACATGGGTTGGGACACCGAAAGGGCGAAACATTTTCTGGAAGATGTGGAACCGGGCGTGTGCGGACAGCGAGTGGTTCACACTCATGCTCAAGGCGAGCGAGAGCGGAATCATCCCGCCCGAGGAACTCGCGGACATCCGGCGGGGGACCACGGAAAATGCGTTCCAGCAGGAATACGAATGCAGCTTCAACATCGGTCGCCCGGGCGCGATCTATGTTCGCTCGCTTGAAAAGGCGCGATCCGAGAAGCGGGTCACAAACGATGTCCTGTGGTTCAAAGAACTCCCGACTTACACAAGCTGGGATGTGGGCGCTCCGCTGAACCAGAAGGTCTGGATATGGCAGATGGTCGGCGACCGCATCAACTATCTGGAATCCCTTTCCGGGTCCGATGAATGCAAGACGCCTGCGGATTGGGCGGCGCGGCTCAAGGACCGGCAGTATGCCTACGGGGGGCATTACATCCCGCATGACGCCGCAGCGGAAGTGGGAGGACTCTGGCAGGAGGCGCTCGCTCGCAGCGGGCTAACCGGCGTGGTGCCGGTGCCAAGGCAGAACTCGGTATGGGACGGGATCAACTTGGCGAATGATGCGTTCCCGCGCATCTCGATGAACGAGGCCGGGTGCGCGGACGGCATCGAGGCGCTCGACGCCTACCATTCCAAGGAGGAGCGCGATGGGGTGACCATCAAGGATGTGCCGGTGCATGATTGGTCATCCCACTTCTGCGATGCATTCAGCCTCTCGCACCAAGCTATCAAGCGAGGCATGGTCATCGACCGCTCCGCGATCCCTCGGAAAGCCGAGCGCCACGAAGCAACCCGAGTCATGGCAGGATTCCGAGGCGGTGGATTCGGAAAGGTGCGGCGGTGAATCGCGAACTGGAACTCCAAATCCTCGATCTCTACCGGCGCTACCCGCAGCCGCGATGTTTCGCCGAGGAGGTCGAACTCACCGCATGGAATGGGGTCGTCATCAACACCGAGGACTTCTTCATGCTCGCCCGCCCGGTGGACATTTACGACCCGGAGGAACGCTGGCGCGATGCGGCTCACACATACCACAGGTTGTGTCAGAACTGCTGGCTGATCACTATATATAGTGGTATCAGTCAAAATAACCCTTGCAACTTTGCTCCGTATCGTCTTCCCTTCATCGCATGGAGTCGGCGAGCCCGCCCGCTCCGAGTTTACGAAACCCAAAAACTCCAAAAGCGATGCGACTTACTGACCACGAAATCAACCCCATCCTCTCTCCCTGCCTAGCGTGGTTCGGTGGAGGCGGACGCAAAGGCCCGAGCAAACAAGAGCAGCAAAACGCGCAAGCCGAGCAGCAACGCATGCAGCGAGCCGCCGATCAGCAAGCCGCCATGCAGCGCCAGCAAATGGAACTCCAACGCCAGCAGGCCGAGGAGCAAAAACGCCAGCAGGAGGAAATGCTCCGCCAGATGGAAGCCAACAAGCCCGCGCCCGGAGCGCAGGTTGACCCCGGCAACCCGCAGGCCGACATGGCGGCAGAGACCGCTCGCCGCAAGGGAATGCGGAAATCCATCCTCGCCGGGGAATCCTCGCAGGCTCCCGTGACGACCGGCTACTCGACCCTCGGTTAATTCAGTTTTGACTGATACCAAATGACCGGAAAAAATCCCGAACTCGCCGACAAGGTTTTGCAGCGCCATGCGGAACTAGTGCATCAGCGGGCCACATGGGAATCTCTCTGGGAGGACATCGCGAAGTATGTGATGCCCCGGAAGGCGACGATGTTCACACAGACGACCTCGCCGACCACCGAAGACGAGGCACAGCTTTTCGACGCCACCGCCGTCCGGGCAAACATGATTCTGGCCAATGGCCAACTCAGTTGGATGACGCCGCTCGAAAGCCGGTGGTTCAGTCTGGAACCGCCGAAGGCGATGGAAAGCGAGGACGAGATCGAGCAATGGTTCAAGCGTTGCACCGAGGTCATGCAGGCCGAACTTTCTCGCAGTAATTTCTACACCGAGATTCACGAACTCTATCTCGACCGGGGTGCGTTCGGCACGGCGGCGATCTTGGTGGAAGGCGGCAAGAACAATTCCCTAAATTTCACGAAGCTCGATCTCGGATCGTTCGCGATCAGCGAGGACGACGAGGGCTATGTCGATACGCTCTCCCGCGAGTATGAGATGACGGCACGGCAGGCCGCACTCAAGTTCGGCGTGGAGAACTTGACCGACTCCATGAAGAAGGAATTGGAGAAACCCAACTCCAACCGCAAATTTTCCTGTGTCCATTTGATTGCTCCCCGTGGTCCGGGTGAGATCGAGCAAGGCAAGCGCGATGGCGCAAACAAACCCTACGCCTCGGTCTATGTGGACAAGGCATCGAAGCATGTCTTCCTGTCCTCTGGCTTCGATGAGCAACCGTTCTTCGTCACCCGCTACCTCAAGTGGAAGAACTCGGAGTGCTATGGCTACTCGCCATCGTGGACCGCGCTGCCGGAATGCAAGCAACTCAATTTTCTTGAAAAGCAACTCGACTCCCTCGCCGAGATTCATGCGTTCCCTCGCATTCTGATCCCTGCTGGATTCGATGGCGACATCGACCTCCGCGCCGGTGGCGTGACCTACTTCGATCCGAACAACCCTAATGCAACCCCGAAGGAATGGGGAACCGGCGGGCGCTACGACATCGGCGTCGAGCGGGCCGAACAAAAGCGCAAGGCGATCAACGAAGCTTTCCATGTGGACCTCTTTCAGATGTTCGCGCAGTTGCAAAAGCAGATGACCGCCCGCGAAGTCGCCGAGCGAGCGAGCGAAAAGCTGATCCAATTCTCCCCAACCTTCGCCCGCCTCACGACCGAGCTATTCAACCCGCTCCTTCGCCGGGTCTTTGCGATCTTGGCCCGCGCTGGCAAGTTCCCTCCCCCACCCCAACAACTCACGATGGTCGGTTACATCCCCGAGCCGGATGTCGCCTACAACTCCCGAATCGCCCTCGCGATCAAGAGTCTCGAAAACGCAGCCTTCATCCGAACCAGCGAGATGCTTCTGCCCTATGTGCAGATCAAGCCCGACATGCTCGATAATTTCGACTTCGATGAAATCTGCCGCGACATGGCCCGCAACGATGGTCTTCCCGCCCGCTGGCTCATGGAGGAGGAAATGGTCGCGCAGCAACGAGCCGCCCGCGCCCAAGCTCAACAGCAGGCCATGCAGGCCGAGCAAATGGAGCGCACCGCAAGCGCACTTGGTAAGGCCGGTG